CTTTATTTTATCAGATTTTTGCCTATCTCTCTTTTCTTTTTTCTTAATTTTGTTCAATATCTATTGTAGCACTACACGCTTGCCCTGCATCATTAATTGGTGAACACTTGACATTTAATCGTCCTTTGTGGTATAATACATATAATTATAGGCAATTTTTAGTACAATTATATGTAAACATTATATCAGGAAAGGACGATTTTTATGTCATTAAACAGTTTTTACACTATAGACCAACTTAGAACAAGTGTAGAACATCATTTGTTCGCACAGAAAGCTTCCATTGAAGTTGTCAAAAGAAAATCTCAAGTTCTTTTGGGATTATTAAATAAATATAATGAAGATTTGTCGTTACAGGATAATATTTATCAATATTTATCAGGTGTATCAAAACGATCATATGATAGTCAATGTGGTTACTTAAAGCAATGGGTATTTGAAGAGGGGATAGATTGTAATTTTGAGATTAACTACAAAGATATCCCTCGAAATTATATGACAATAGAAACTCTTAACGAAAAACTAAATAAGTTATACGAAGATCCAAGTACTATTAGTCGTAACGTTATTTTCTATCTTGTTTACGCAAGGTTATACGCTTATTTGATTTGGATAGGTCTGTCTAACAAAGAGATTAAATCACTTAGAAAGGGCGACTATGATATCGATAATAAGGTTTTGTATATTGGCGATGATAATGGTAACGTTAGAACCATTGATTTAAAATTGCCCTATTACGACGATATTTCGGAAATACTGCACGATGAGCTATGCAGAAATATTAGCTCGAGAAAATTTGTTGACAAAGATTTTTTTTACAATGGAAGTGCAATTTGCATAAAAATGTACGATAATTCTTATGATACTCATGGAAAAGAAATTGGATGTTATAATGACTATGACTCCCTATTTAGACTGCTAAATGATGACATAGGCAATAATAATGCTCTTGTCGCAAACGTTCGCCGCACTCTTGCCCCAATAATAAAAAGAGTAAGTGATATTGAAATTTCAGGGCTATTTTATCGAGTTACCAAACGTGCAATTGCAATGAAAAAAGATGTTACAAAATACAACTTTAATATAATTTTGGGCTTTTTCGGGTACGGAACAAATCGTAGGGGATTGTTTACCGAGTATCTAATTTATAAAGAGCAAATGTTAGATAAGTAATATTGAGTAATTGCAAACTATAAAAAATAAAAGTATTGTATCATCTCTTCCGATAATACAATACTTTTATTTTTGTTACTAAAAATATTAATATTTTGTAAATTATATAATATTGCTATTGACAACTATTAATTAGTGAATTATAATATAGTTACACTATTAAACGAGTACATATCTATATGTACTCACCATTAAACGAGTACACTTGAAACAAGTACACTTGTCACTGTGGTGGAACAGGTATACACAAGGAACTTAAAATTCCTCGGAAAAATCCATGCGAGTTCGAGTCTCGTCAGTGACACCAGTACAGTTTGCCAATACTGTACAAAGTAAATTGGCATAGCAGGTACAGAGCTTATCTCACCATAAGGGAATGTAGTGTGATACCTGCACTTGCAACTTTAGCTCAGATGGTAGAGCATTTGACTTTTAATCAAAGGGTCAGGGGTTCGAATCCCCTAAGTTGCACCAAGTCGGTTACGGTTGCCGACAACGACAAACGATAATGGTTCATCGATTAGTTGGTTACAAATTACAAACTGATTTGTAAAGGCAGGTGAATAAAAAGCACTGTGAAAGCAGTGCTAATATTGGACTATAGCCAAGTGGTAAGGCAACGGACTTTGACTCCGTCATTCCGCTGGTTCGAATCCAGCTAGTCCAACCAAAATATTTTGTAACGTATTTTAGGGTACAAATATAAAATAACGTAAAAATGAAATAATAGCTTTGTTTAGGAGGACAGAATGAGAATATGAGATTTGGTGGATATAAAATAGGAGATAAGATAATCTACACAAATTCTTTTACAAAACCTACATTAGGTAAAGTTGTTTATTATATAAATGGCAATTATCTTGTAGACCTTTCTGATAATACAAGAAGATGGGCAACAGATAGAGAATTGAAGAGATATGGCGAAAAGAATGACTATCTTAATGTTGTTAATAAATATATAAAAGGAAGAAAATATAGATGTATTAAAGATTATATTTTTGATGACTCTATTTTTGAGGGTGCTTTTATAGAAACAATACCAACAAATACTGAATTTACTATTGACATACTATTTTCATATACAAAGATTATACCCATTAATGAATATATAACTATTATTTATGTTGCTTTACGCCCCATTGCTTGGAAACCTAAATATGAAACTAATATATTAGGTGGAACAATAAACATTGTTTGGGAAGATTTCGTAAAATATTTTGAACTTGTAAGGTAGGAGATAGTTTTAAAATGCTAACAATGGAACAAATAAAGGAAATAGCAGAATTAAATGGAATAGGGATAATTGAAAATCCCACACAAGAAGAACTAGAAGAGCACAGTGAATCTCTTCTACTATCTCTTGCAGACATCGTTGATTATAGACGTAGCCTTTGTAAAAATTGTACTCAGAAAGATAATTGTGACCATATTGTATGTAAAGATATTATTTATAATAGCAGTAACGAAGATGTGGATGAATAATTATGATAGACCTAAATAAAATATGCAAAAGAACTGATTATATTATAGGTAGACATTATGTATATGAGGGTGATATTATACAACTTTTACTGTCAGACATTAAAAATTATCCTTATAACTATTATAAGTTTTATACTGAAAAATTCGACCCACATCTTTATGTTAAGGTTGTTAATACTGATAAGGACTATTTTGCTCTTGAAGTTTTAGTTGATGGTACACCTTATACAAAATATGATGAAGGTACTATTTTACCTATGTCATTTTTAACTCATTCTGAAATTTACGATGCAAAAATTATAAGTAATGTTTTTGCAGATTTAATAAATAAAAGTAAATCTAGAGGAGAAGACAGGATATGAAGTTTGATGTCATACACAATATAAATTCTATAACAAAAGAAGATATTGCAGAACTAACAATGTTATTTAGGTATTCTAATGATAATATAGCTTTAGATGAATGTAAAATAAATGCTTTAAATTATTTTATAGATGAAAGTATTTTGCAGGAATTAGATACTGACCAGATAACCGATTTGTATTATTTAGTTGAAAAACTTGTAGAAAACAAAATAGACAATATAATTAGAACCGAATGTAGAGAAATTAAACTTTCTGTTGGAACTAAAATTAAAATAAAATCTAAATATTGTAAATTAGATGATGTTTATAAAGAGAAACTTGGTGTTATTATAAATATAATTAGATTTCAAGATAATACATTTAATAATGGTTGGTATGCTTATGATGTTTTGTTTGAAAATATAAGTGATACATACAGATTTTATAGAAAAGAGTTTGATATAGTTGAAGCTATTTGAGTTAATGAAAGAATTATCTACATACAATAAAGATTCCGAGGTATTTATAACAACAAGAGCAAAAGACACAGATGAATATGTTACAGATATAACTTCTATATAACTTCTATTGAAAACTTATTCGATTTCAATACTGTGAAAATAAATACAGATTTGTATTGCTATAATTTAGATAATAATAAACAACTTGCGGAAATAAGTAATAAAGATATTGCAAGCATTGTTTGTACTCTTGGATATATTAAAGATTATTTTGAGGATTTTTGCACTCGCAACAAAGAGTATCCTTGTTCTTTTTATGTTGACTTTATAGATTTGATAGACAAGCAAATATCTTATCTACAAAATTTAATTAATAATGGGAAGTGAAAATTAATAATGTGGTTTGAAGTCGGTGAAAATAATGCTTAAATCATTCAAATATAGACTTTACCCAAACAAAACACAAGAAACACAAATACAGAAAACATTTGGTTGTTGTAGATTTGTTTACAATCAGACACTTGCTCATAGAAAAAATCTTTATGAAACAGAAAAGAAATCTATGAGTAAGTTTGATTGTAATAAATATTGTACACAAGTTCTGAAGAAAGAATATGTATGGCTTAAAGAAATTGACAAATTTGCTCTTAACAATGCAGTGTTTAATATGGATAGTGCATATCAGAAATTTTTCAAGGAACATTCTAGTTATCCTAAATTCAAAAGTAAGAAAGATAATCGGAAATCTTATTCCACAAACAGTACCAATAATAACATAGAAGTTGACTTTGAAAACAATAGAATTAAACTTCCAAAACTTAAATGGGTAAAAGCTAAGGTTCATAGAGAATTTGTTGGTATTATCAAATCAGCCACCATATCACAAACACCAAGCGATAAATATTTTGTTTCTATCCTTGTGTATTGTGAAAATTTTCAAATGAAGCCCACTGGTGCTATAGTCGGTATTGATTTAGGTATTAAGGATTTAGTCATTACATCTGACGGAGATAAATTTGAAAATTCTAAAACTCTTTACAAATATGAAAAGAAACTTGCCAAAGAACAAAGAAAACTTGCTAAAAAGACAAAAGGTAGTAACAATAGAAATAAACAGCGTATTAAAGTTGCAAGACTTCATGAGAAGATAACAAATATCCGTATTGATAATTTACATAAAATTTCTCACAAGCTAATACAGGAAAACCAACTGATAGTGAGTGAAGATTTGAAAATTAGTAATATGGTTAAAAATCATAAACTTGCAAAAAGTATTTTTGATTGTAGTTGGTATGAACTAACAAGGCAGTTACAATACAAGGCTGAATGGAACGGTAGACAGTATATTAAGATTGATACTTATTTCCCAAGTAGCCAGACTTGTAATGTCTGTGGATATAAAAATCCTGTAACAAAAGACCTTTCTATAAGAGAATGGGATTGTCCTAATTGTCACACACACCATGATAGAGATATTAATGCTGCTATTAATATATTAAATGAAGGATTAAGGTTGGTTAAATCAGATTAAATAAATAGTACGGTAGGAACTATCGGAATTTACGCTTGTGGAGTTAGTAGGTTACGAGGACGTTGAAGCAAGAAGCTGACTGTCTAAAGCCAGTCAGTAGTTCACGGAATGGAAGATATGCTCAAAGAAAACAATAAGGCTGATTTTACAGTACATATGAAGCCCTATGAAATAAGCCTACAATGTCCTCATTGTAATACTGATATTTATGTTAATTGGAATGAGATAGACGAGCCTGAATATTGGGATAATGGTGATTGGGGAACTATTTATTGTCCTTGTTGTGGTAAAGAAGTTTCTTTGGGTAATTGGGATAGTATTTTTGATGTTTAATTATAGATATTGTAATTAGCAGCCATGCTGTTGACATAGATTTTAATTTTTATTCCGCTCTGAAAAGAGCTTTAAAATACACATTTTATTGTAGAAAAAACAAAGGAGTTGTAAAACAATGAAAGGCTATAAAGTTTTTAGACCCGATTGGACGTGTAGAGGTTTTCAATACTCAGTTGGCAAAACTTTTGAAGAAGATGTGACACCTTCATGTTGCAACAGAGGGTTTCATTTTTGCACAGAACTAAAAGATTGCTTTAACTATTATTCCTTTAACCCTAATAATAAGGTCGCCGAAGTTGAAGCTCTTGGAGAAATTGACACAGAAATAGATGGAAGTAAACACTGTACTAATAAAATTAAGATCATTAGGGAAATCTCATGGGAAGAAGTTTTGAGAATGCTTAATACAGGAAAAGCCAACATGGGATTTGGTAACATTGGCAATTATAATAGTGGCAATTATAACAGTGGCAGCTACAACAGTGGCACTCATAATACTGGCAAGAATAATAGTGGTAATTATAACAGTGGTTACTGCAACTGTGGTAACTATAACACTGCTGATTGTAACAGTGGTGATTACAACAGTGGTAACTGCAACGATGGTAGTTATAACAGCGGTAACTGCAACGATGGTGATTACAATACTGGTGATTGGAACAAGACTAATTTTTCAAGTGGTTGTTTTAACACCGAGGAATCAAAGATTTTGATGTTTAATAAGCCTTCTGATTGGAGTATTGAAGATTGGCGTTGTTCAAAAGCGAAAGAACTATTAAATACTATTTCATACAATGCTCTTCAATGGGTTCATTCTGATAAGATGACCGAAGAAGAAAAAGAACAGTATCCTAAGTATAAGACAACAGGTGGTTATCTGAAAAAGCTTGATAAAATCGAATGTAATCAACTATGGTGGAATACTCTTTCAGATTGTGATAAGAATGTAATCAAATCACTTCCAAATTTTGATGCAGAAATCTTCAAAGAAATTACAGGGATTGATATAAATAAAGGAGTTTAATGAGCATGAACAAAAGAAAGTTTAAAATTGGAGAACTTTATCGAGTTGGTTTAGATAGTTTCGGTGATAGAATGACCGAAACTGGAAACGTAATAAGGATTAAAGCAATAGAGTATATAGACAATAAGAAAATGATTAGATATCAAACGGTTAAGCCAAATGGTGGTGATAGTATGTTTTACATTTATAGCGGTTTTGCTAACTGTTTAAAGAAAATATCGTCTGATATTGACCGTGAAATTCAGGTTACATTTCATGATAAGACAACAGTTGCCAAAATGAAAGAATACGGCAAGGTAGTAAGAGTTGGCACTTCAAAATGTTGTTCTGATGATACATATAGTGTATATATTGGTGCTTTGCTTGCCTTGGCTAGAATATATTTTCCTAACGCTAGTTGTGATAATAAAGAGATACGTTTTTTTGATACTAAAATAAACCCTAAAGAAAAATCTGAGTATAGATGTGATAAACAGTTCTCGCACTCTGATATAAATAAAGCAATATACAATTTAATTAGTAGATATGACATTGCTGGTACATGGGTAGCAGAGTCACTGAATAATTTCGGCACTGCGTTGCATGAAGAACTTGAAAATATGAAGGAGGGCAAGTAATGGAAACATATAACCCAAAGGACGGCAGGAATTGGCACGAGATTAAATATACATTGCAACATGGTAAGTATAAGGGTTGGTTTACTACTGAGGTTGGTGGCACTTGTCGAGGAGCTGATCTTCTTGACCCAGATATTTTTGCCACAATGTGTAGTATTGATATCGTTTCAAGTAACTGCGAATTTGAGGTCGATGAAGATAACGAGAGCTTTTCTTGTAGATTGCACGATGATAATGGCAATGACCTTTTCTTTGATTGTTGCGATGAAGAGGACGTGAGGGAAATGTTAGTAGCAATAGAAATCATTAACGTTAGATAAACTAAATTCAATGTGTTTTAGAAAGAAGGCATGATAAGATGGTGTGATTTTGAGTTCACAAAATGATAATTTTATTATGATAATTTTATTTGACAACAAAATCTGATAAATAAAAGGAGATAAAAATATGGCTGAAAAGAAAAATAATAAGGGTCTTGGACTTCAGGAAACAAAGGGCAGTTTTCAGATCAGAGGTAAGCTGACAGGCTGTGATAAGGACAAGTTCTATACAGAGCTGACAACCTCTACAGGCAAGCCAATGAGAATGGTTAATGTAGGAGTTGAAATTGATAAGAATAAGTCTGTATACATAAACCTTAATGGTATGGAAAGAGACGTAGTATATTTTTCTAAGACCGAGGGCAAGGGTAAGGATAGAAAGACAACAACAGAAAAGGTAAAGTGGGCAGATAGGTTTACTTTTAACAAAAAGGACTTTAGACCTATTGGAATTAATCTTGGCTTGACAAAGGTGGTTGACTCAACAGGCAAGGAAGTAAATGATAAGAAGATACTTGTTGAATATGATGCTTGTAAGTACATAGCAGATAATGCAAAGGACGGTATGTCCGTGTTTGTCAGAGGAAAGAATGAGTTTTCCACCTATCAGGATAGACACCAGACAAGATTTGTTCCGTCACAGATTTCGCTTTGTAAGGATGTAGATTTTGACGCAGAGGACTTCAATGTGATTGGCAATTTTGAACAGGTCATTGTATTCATGGGCATTGAAAAGAATGATGAGGGTAACTTCACTGTATCTGCAAAGATTGTAACTTACAATTCTATAGAAGATGCAGAGTTCATTATTGATAAGAGTAAATCAAAGTTTGCAAGCACTCTAAGAAAACTCAAGCCATATACAGCTCTTAAAGTCTTTGGTGATATTGTCATAGAACATGACATCGAAGAAATTGAGGAAGATGATGATGACGGTTGGGGCGAAAGCAACCCTATGGATAGAGTGAACAATCCAACAAAGAGAACACTTCTCATTACTGGAGCTGATAAGGACAGTGTAGATACAGAGCTATATTCGGAGGAGATAATTGACAAGGCTATCGCAAAGACAAAGGCTACTGAAAACGCAAATAAGGACTTTGGCTCTGATGATAATGATTGGGGTTCTGTTTCAGATAATGATCTGACAGACGAGGACGATGAGTGGTAAATTGTTGCTACTTACCGTTATTAACAACGAAACGATAATATAAAAGGAGATAAAAAATATGGCTAGAGCAAGAAAAGCAACACAGACACAGAGCAAGCTTCAGATGCTACTTTTTGGAGAAGAAGGTACAGGCAAGTCAACACTTGCCTTGCAGCTTGCCTACTTTAAAAGACCTGACGGCAAGCCATTTAGAGTTGTTTATATAGATAATGAGGACGGTTCTATTGATGATTTTATCGGTAGACTTGAAGCTGACGGCATTAACACTGAGAATATTTATATTGTGTACACCCAATCCCTTGGTGAAACAAGAGAATACATAAATAAGGTTAAGAACAAGGAAGATTTTCATGTTCTCGATGACGAGGGCAACGAAACAGATGAAATTGTACTTGACGGAGATGGTGAACCATTCAGAGCTGATGCTATTGTAGTTGACGGTACAACTATTCTTAACCTAACAACTAAGCAGGCACTTGTGGAGTTCTCCAAGAAAAGAAACACTGTCAAGGCAAAGAAAAAGGAACTAACAGGCATTGAAAAAACTGTAACTATCGAAGGCGCAGGACTTGAACTTAAAGATTATCAGACAATCAACTTTAAAGGACAGGACTTGATACTTGATCTTATGTCCTGCGGAGCGCACTTTATTGTAACCGCAAGAGAAACAGACGAAAAGGTTTCAGTAAAGGGTGATGACGGCAAGATTACAAGTGTTGCAACAGGCAGAAAAGTTCCTGACGGCTTTAAGCAGATGAACTACAACGTTAAAACTGTTGTGAGAATGTATATTAACGAGGATAATAATTTCTGTGCGTATATCAGTAAGGACAGAACAGGAGTACATGATAAGGAAACTGTTGAGGACTTGTCACTTGTTGATTGGCAGGTAATTATTGACAGAACAAAGGACAAAAAAGAGTTTTCTGTTAAGAATGATCTCACAAAGGCTGTCGATATTGAGCAGGATATTTATACAAAGGAAGTTATGGGTAAGGTTGGAGAGCCAGTTGATAGTATTGATGAAAACTCTGCCGAAAATCAGACAACAGAACTTTTGGATAAGATTTCAGCCGTTATGAAAAGTCTTAATCCTGTCGGCAAGACAAAGGCAAAGGAAGCTCTTTCAGCAGAAAATCTGCCCATTAAGTCAACAGAAATGAAGAAGATTACAGATATTAAGACTCTTGAAAGGGTTCTTGAAGTTATTTCTAAGATTTAATTTTTTTTACAAATAAAGCGGTGAGGGTTATTCCCTCACTTGCCTTTATTTAGTTATTTTGATTAAGGCGGTGAAATACTTGGTAAAAAGAAGAACAAAAGAACAGATAGAGAAAGACAAACAGGACAAAAAAACAAGAATACAATTTACAGATTGGCTATATAAACAATATGATATTTCATTCTTGCCAAAATATTTTTTTATAAATCTTGATAAAGTATATAAAGGCACTTATAAGAATTTGAATAAACCTGTTCCTGTCGAAGATTTATGGGATATGTGGCGAAAGAAAATGTCATTTCTTCGTAAAGTACACGAGTTTAATACTCGTAAAGGTAAAAAAATCGAAGGTGCAGCGTTAATTACATATGATCTTGCTATTATCCTATCTAAATATGATGGTTATTTGAAATGGAAAGAAGAACAGGCATTGGCTAAAACAGGTAAAAGCGAAGAACAAGTTAATATAGATTATGATAAAATGGCAACATCAAAATCTCCTAAAGAACGTGATAAAAACAATGATAGCCTTGATATTGACAGTATTATTAATGAAATTTAGGTAGGTGACAAACATGGATATTATAACAAACGTTCCTACCGAAGTTCTATTTGTGGGTTGTATTTACAAACAGCCTGATTTGCTCGTAAATTACGGACAATATATACGTAGTAAATACGATTTTTCAGATGAAGTCACTCGTTTTTTTTACGATTCAGCTGAAATAATCTATAAAACGAGAACACAAACATTCAATAAAACTACTATTTTAACTTATTTTTCAGAAGAGCCTGAGAGACTTTCTTTGTATAAAAAGTATGGCGGCTGGAAAACTCTTGACAGTTGGATGAAAATTGCTATAACTGATGATATTGGTAAGTATCAGGAAATCATTAAAAAGTATTCTTTGTTAAGAGAGTATCAAAGGAATGGCTTTGATATTACAAAAATTGTAGAACATAAGAAGTTTGAACAGTTTACGGCTTCAGATATATACAGATTAATTAGAGGTAAAGCAGATAGAATACATACGGTGATCTTGACAAATCAAGAAGCCGAAATTCTGAATAGTCATATTAAGCAATCGCTTATTGCGTGTATGGAAAAACCTGATTTGGGTGTATCACTTCCCTTTCCTATCCTAAATGATATATTTAGGGGCTGTAAACTAGGCTCGACAATGGCTATTGGTATGCTTTCCAATGCAGGAAAATCACGATTTATGACAAAAATCATTGCATATTTAACGCTTGTAAAGCACGAAAGAGTGTTTGTCATGCTTAATGAAATGGGCGTTGACGATCTCAGAAAGTGTTTAATTACAACGTGTATAAACAATGTTGAGTTTCAAAAGTTACACGGCATCAAATTAAAGAAGCCTGAAAAGGAATTGACACTTGGTTTGTACAAGGATAAATCAGGTGAATACATATATCAGAAAACAGACGATTGGGGAGAGCCAACAGAAACTTTGCAAGAGTACATTCAAAGGGTCGCTGAAAATTCAGAGGAATATGTAAAAATAATGAAAATTGCTGAATGGATTGAAACAGAAACTAATGAACTTATTCTCGTTAAGGACATGGCTGGCGGTTATGATGACAAAACACTAGAGTTTGAAATAAGAAAAGCTAATCTAACTCATGGTGCGAAATACTTCTTTTACGATACCTGCAAGCAAGACACACAAGCCACAGGAGATTGGGCAGCTTTAAAAGCAACAGTAACAAAACTCACTGATTTAGCAAAGCAACTAAATATGTTTGGTTATCTCTCAATTCAGCTCACAGACGATACGGAGTTTTGTAAGCCTGACGAACTAAACTCAAATAATATTGCTAATGCAAAACAGCTAAAGCATATTATTTGGACGATGACACTGTTTAAAGAAATTTCTGTTGGTGACTTTCATAAATATCGCTATGTTCAGCATGATGCCGAATGGGGCAAAGATGTTGAATGCGAACTTAAAGTTGGCAAGAGGTATTATGTGGGCAATGTAGACAAAAATAGATTTGGCTGTAAAAAGAAAGTTGTATTTGAAGTTGACTTGGATCTAAACACTTGGTATGAAGTCGGAGAACTAAGAAGAAAGTGAGGATAAAATGGATATTTCTGTCCTCAAAGAAAAGATACTAGAGAACAATTATGTTCCTGTCATACTTGACGAAATAGGTTGTCACCATATTTCCTGTAAAGTAGGTTATGTTCAGTGTGGCAATCCTGATGGAGATAATCAAGGGGCAATTACTGTTTATCTCAATGAAGGTCTTTTAACTGTTGACTACACACGAGAAATACATAGTAGTTCAAACTTAGATACAATAGATATTTTTGATCTTGTGCAATTTTTTTGCAGTTGTACATTTTATGAAGCTGTTCGCAAAGTTTGTAATTGGTGCGGTATTAACTATTATAAAGATGAATATAACGATTTGCCCGAGAGTCTAAAGTTTACGAAATTTATTTCTGAAATGGCAGATGATGAGTCTAATTACGAAGAAATGCAACCTTTAAAGCCGATTAAAGAAAATGTTCTATCGTACTACTTCCCTGCCGTTAATAATTGTTTTTTGAAAGATAATATCTCATATGATACTCAAATGCTGTTTGAAATAGGTTATGACGATGTTTCCAATCGAATTACAATTCCTGTAAGAGATGAAATGGGAACATTAGTCGGTGTTAAGGGCAGGCTATTTTTAAAGCAAGAAGAAATGACAGAAGAAGAACAAAGAGTTAAATATATATATTTGGAGCGTTGTAACAGAGCTAGACTATTATATGGACTTTATTTATCCGAAAAATATATAGCTCGGACAGGCTACGTTTATGTGGTTGAAGCTGAAAAAGGTGTTATGCAACTTTGGAACATGGGAATAAAAAATTGCGTAGCAACTTGCGGTAAGAAAATAAGCCAATATCAAATAAATATGCTGACAAGACTGAGTTCTCATATTATATTTTGCTTTGATAAAGATGTAACCATAGACGAGTTAAACGATATAGCGGACAAATTTCTGGATTGTATTCAAATCAGTGCTATTGTTGATACTGAAAATTTACTGGAAGAAAAAGAAAGTCCAACAGATAATCCCGATAAGTTTAAACAGTTAATTGTCAAATATACGCAAGTTATAAAGAATGGGAAGTGAAACAACAAAACATGAATTATAAAATAATAGGTAATAATGATTATTGCCATATTCCAATATCTATTTTTACTAATAGAGGAATAACTAATGTTAATGAATACACTCATTTAACTGATGACGTATTAATTTCTTATGATAATCTTGATGATATTAATGAAGCGGTTCAAATGCTAGATAGACACATTAAAAGTAATAGTAAAATGGCGATTATTGTTGATTGCGATGTTGACGGTCAATGCAGTGCTGCCATAATATATTCTTATCTGAAACGGCTTAACAAAGAAATTGATATTACATATCTGATACATTCTGGAAAGCAACATGGTATTTCTTCTGAGATAGAAATACCTGAAAGCACAAAATTGTTGATTATTCCCGATGCAGGGAGCAATGATACTGAACAATGCAAACAGTTGACAGAACAAGGTATTGATATACTTGTTCTCGATCACCATGATATTGAAAGAACAAACCCATATGCGGTTATAGTAAACAATCAGTGTAGTTCAGAATACTCTAATAAAGAATTGTGCGGTGCGGGAGTAGTCTATAAATTTCTACAATCGCTTGATGATTATTATTGGAACGACTATGCCGATGACTACCTTGACCTTGTGGCACTAGCTAATATATCGGATATCATGGATTTACGTTCTTTTGAAACAAAAAGACTAATTGATAAAGGTCTTTATAACGTCACAAATAAATGCTTTGAAGAATTTATTAATGCTCAAAATTATTCCATGAAAGGCAAGGTTAATCCTCATACTATTGCATTTTGCATTACTTCCCTGATAAATGCCATGTGTAGAGTCGGTGATATGGAAGAAAAGGACTTACTTTTCAGAGCGTTTATTGAGCAGGACGAAGAATTTGAATATAAAAAACGTGGCGAAAGTGAAACTACAAAAGAAAATATTTATCAAAGAGTTGTAAGACTCTGTAAAAACGCTAAATCAAGACAGGATAATCAAGTGAAAAAGTTACTTCCTACGTTAAGGAAAAGCGTAACTAACGACAAAAATACAGTTTTATTCTTAAAGGGCAACAATATTCCAAGTGTATTTTCTGGATTAATAGCCATGAAAATGGCTAGTTATGCGAAAAAACCTTGCTTAATACTCCGCAAAGACGAAGAAAATAATGTATATAGAGGGTCTGCTAGAAACTTTGATAATAGCTATGTACTAGACCTAAAGGCTGATCTGCTTAAAACAGGTCTGTTTAATTGGTGTCAGGGTCACGCAAATGCTTTTGGTTTTGAGATAAAAGCTGAGAATGTGGCTGAAGCAATTAAAGTTTTAAATAAGAATATTAATTCAGACAATCCTTTGCCAATAGATTTTTGTTTTGATTATGACGAATTTAATATTGGAATGATTTCCGATGTTACATCATTGGAGAATTGTTACGGTACAGGGATTAAAGAGCCTTTATTTGTCATTAATAATATAGTATTGGAGCATAACCAAGGCGTTATCATGGGTAAAAATGAAGATGCATGGAAGTTTATTACTGACGATAACATTGCAATAATTAAGTTCTGTAATCCTAGTGACGATAAAGTATTAGACTTTTTGAATGGATATGATGATGAAATGTGCATTAATGCTCTATGTCAATTAAATGTTTCTGAATATAAGGGTGTAATTACTCCACAGATAGTTATTTTAAAATACGAGGAGGCTGAAAATGTATAGTTCTTTGCATAACCATACAATGTACTCATTATTGGACGGCTATGGCACACCAAAAGAAATGCTTGAACAATGCCGAAAAGTCGGTATTAAAGCATACGCAGTTACGGAACATGGCAACCAATATTCATGGATATATTTCGATCAACTATCTAAAGAATATTCTGATATTAAATTAATATATGGCGTAGAGCTGTATGAATGTTTCGATACGGCTGTAAAGGATAAGAACAATAAGTATTTTCATCTTATTGCCCTTGCAAAAAATGAGAATGGTAGAAAAGCTTTAAATAAAATTATCACTAAGTCAAATCTTGAAAATTTTTATTTTAAGCCTAGAGTACAGATTTCAGATATTGCTCCGTATGCAGAAGATTTAATTATTTGTTCTGCTTGTTTAGCTTCAAAATTAGCTAAAGAAGGTGATTTTAACACTTGTGTTAAATATATCGAAGAATATAAATCGTCATTTCCTAATTTCTATTTGGAAATGCAATCTCATAAATCAGAGGATCAGGCTAATTATAATAAGAAGATTTTGAAACTGTCTGAGGTAACAAACACGCCATACATAATTACTACAGATAGCCATGCAGCCACAAAGGAAGATTTATATTATCAGGGTAGGCACGTTCAGATAGCACATGACACTGAAACAATGTCAGAAAGTTATGAGGGCTGTTATCTGCAAAGTGAAGAAGAAATTCATACAACTATGGATAAACAAATTGGGGTAAATAATGTTACAAAAGGTTTAAATCAGACTAATGCTTTAGCTGATATGATAGAAGAAGTACATATGCCTTTTCAAGATCCACAGTTACCGACATATCCACTGCCAAGCGGATATAAGTCTAATAATGAATTTCTTTTGTATCTTATTAATGAGGGGTGGAAAACTAGAAATTTTGACAAGCTTTCTAAAGAAGATCAGAAAATAATGAAAGACCGACTTGATTATGAAATGGGAATTATTCATCAAATGAATTTTGACGGTTATTTCATTATTGTATGGGACTTCATAAATTATGCAAAAACTCACAAAGTTAAAATAGGTTCGGGACGTGGCTCTGGAGCAGGAAGCCTTGTGTGTTATACAATAGGTATAACTGATCTTAACCCTATTAAATATGGATTGATTTTTGAGCGTAGATAGGTTGCACTCGTTAAATTCCGTTAATTCGGTATCAGCAAACTAAGACTTCTCATTGAGAGCAAACCGATAATGAGACAAGACCATAGACGAATAAGCTGACTAAGAAACCCTAAACCTATAACTAGGTGAGATAAAGGGAATACCGAGCCAAATCTTTTAGTGATAAAAGAAAGTGTGTAACGACTAGGAAATGAGACTTTAGAGCCAATAATTTCCCACGAAGACGGAATAAAAACTTTTGTCTTTATCATTAGAAAAGGAATGATGAAGATAGAACAATTAAAAAGAAAAGAGACTTTACAAAACGAAGAACCCAAATGCCTAAAATGTGGCAGGTGTCTTACATCAAAACAAATTAGTAAAAAAAATAAATTTTGTTGTCATGGCTGTGCTACTTCATATAGACAAATGGCACATGATCCAAATATTTTTGAAATAAAAGATAAGGATATTTTATATTATTTACTTGGACTTATTTTCACTGATGGCAATTTAGATGTGCTTGAAACAAGAGTTACTTTGTCGCTAACGCAAAAAGAAGTTATAGAATATTTATACCCTTATTTTTGTGATGTGGTGAAACGCAAAATATATGAATATCAGCCAAAGAATTGTAAAAATGCCCATTGCTCTTATACAATTATAAATACTAATTTGGAAACAATAAATGAATTAAAAAAGATGTCTTTAACACCCAAGAACAGTAGTAACAAGCAATTTCCGAATATACCCTTGCCATATATTTCGTCATTTTTAAGAGGTGTCTTTGATGGCGATGGGTGTATTTTTAATAATACGAACAAAGCGAACAACAAAAAATATCAAAAAATAACAATAACCTGTGCTTCTGAAAAATTTGTTGATGGTTTGGTTAATATTTTAAATTATATTGAGCTGACTCCTACAGTTGTTCTGGACTCAAGACGCAAAAACAATGAAATAAAAACATACTACGTTTGTATTAACAGACAACGTGACGTCAGATACTTTTTTGATTTTATTTATAAAGATGCACAAATTTATATAAATTATAAAAAGCAAAAATTCGCATAGATACATATGCGATAAAGACAAAAGTTTGAAAAATATAGTCTAAACTGGGTTGGAAATAACCAACAGATGAAAATGAGGGAAACTTCCAGAGCATAGGATAAAGAGCCTATGGTTAATAACAAATTGTTCCTCAATCCTGAGAGAGTTTCAATGCCAGATCTCGACATCGATGTTTCAGACAGACCTACAGTAATAAATTATCTCATTGACAAATATGGTGAAAATCGTGTTTGTCAAATTATAAACTTCTCGTATATAACACCTGTTGTTGCCATAAAAGATGTTGGCAAGATACTAGGTTTTAAATACGGTGAAAGGGATAAACTATCCAAAAAGTTTTCGTACAATACATTTCAAGAGTGTATTGATAACAATATAAACTACTTATCTGAACACCCTGAATACAGTGAGTTGCTTGATATAGCAGGCAAGTTGAGTGGTAGAGTTAAAACAGTTAGTTGCCACGCAGGTGGTGTCGGTATCGTTGATACTGACATTAGCGACTATATGGCAATGAAACTAGGCTCTGACGGTGAACACGTTATTCAAGTTGATAAAAGGCTTGTCGAACAAATAGGTATCATTAAATTTGACATTTTGGGTGTACAAACTTTAAAAATGGTGCAAGAAATTCAAAATGACTTGCATTTATCTGAATATGATATAAATATCAACAACCCCAAATTTGAAAATGATAGAAGTCCATTTGAACTGTTAAACAAAGCATTGACGAATGGCGTGTTTCAGGTAGAAAGTGCAGGCATGAAAGACTTACTACTCAGACTACAAGCAACTAATATGGAAGATTTGTCGGCTGTTTTGGCATTGTATAGACCTGACTCAATGGGAGCTTTGGAGGAGTTCATCAAATGTAAACATGACCCCTCACTTGTCACCTATATACACCCCGACATGAAGCCTATTTTGGAAAGCACTTACGGCTGCATGATCTATCAGGAACAACTTTTGGATATTGTAAGAACTTTTGGTGGCAGAAGCTATGGTGGAGCTGACTTATTCCGCAAGGCGATAGGCAAAAAGAATATTGAACTTGTTAAGCAAGAGTCAGAAAAACTGTACCAAGAAATTATTGACAATGGATATTCTCATGAAATTGCCAAAATGATTAGTGAAGAATTGAAAACTAAAGGTGGTTATTTGTTCAACAAATCGCATAGTTATAGCTACGCTGTTCTCTGCTTTCAAACTGCTTATCTAAAAATAAATTATCCTATTTATTTTTTTAAAGCACTATTTAATTTGAACAAAGATAAGGCAGGCATGGTAAACAAGTATATAGTAGACTCTAAACAGTTTGGAGTATCTGTAATGCCACCTCATATTAATAAGTCACAAGTCGATTTTTCTATTTACGATAACAATGTGCTGTTTGGTTTTTCTGCGATTACAGGTATTGGTGAACGAATAGCCCAAGAGATTGTTACTGAGCGTGAGAAGAACGGCAAATATAAAAAACTTCCAGACTTGCTATCAAGAACAACACTGACAAAAACTCAGATTATTAACTTAATGAAGTCAGGTGCAATACCTACGAAAGATAAAAAGAGTTGTTTGTTGAAATATTTGAAGTCATTATATAAACCATTAGAGTATAAAGAATTGTCTAAGTTACCAACGTATAGCAAGCTTATTATTGACTATGATATTGATATTGAAAAATATCGTATTGGTGACGGTAAGTATGACTATGACAAAGATCTGTTACTCACTCTTGTAAATCAGAAAAAGAAAGAAAAGTTTGACCTACAGCAAGAAGATAGGTTGAAACAATTTCTTTTAACCAATAACAAATATCTTGAAAACGCTGATTTTTGGGAGTTTGAGGCATTACAGATATTTATACACAATAACCCATTTGAAGAAGCACTTCCCTATTTAACAACAGCATTTGAAGCCGTTGAGAATGATAATGATTGCGTTATTGTAGGTGTTATTTCCAGAGTACAAAAGAAAAAGGACAGAAATAAAAAACCATTTGCTTTTGTAAATATTTACTCCACTTTCGGTATTATAGAGGGAGTTCTTTGGAATAGTCAACTTGTACAGTATGAAGATTTGGTTAAGAAAGGCTCTCAGGTTGCTATTAAGTGCAGAAAAACAGACGAAGATAAGGTTACAATACAGGCTATGCGATCATATGCTGAGTGGCTTTCAGAAAGGAAGAAAAGACATGACAGAAAAAACATTTAAGTTTAAAATCGTTCCTCAACAGGAGCGATTTTATAACGAAAATAGTAATTGGGGAGTGTACACATTCACAACAACTTCTAATGACATTCCATATTTTTATGATTGTTACGATGATCCCTTTGGTGACAATCCAAAGCAGTTAAAAGGTAGCACATTGGCAGGTAAAATGCAACGCTTGACAATCGGTGTTGAATACAATGCCGAAGTCACTTGCTCTTTTAATAGTAAATATAATTCGTATCAGTATACACCAATCTCCATTACTGCAAATGTGCCTAAGACAGAAGAACAACAAATAGCATATTTGAAAACTCAGGTCACAGAGCTACAAGCAAAAAACATTTTAGATGTCTACCCAAATGTAATTGATGATGTTATTCATAACAGAGAAATTGATTACGCAAAAATCAAGGGTATAGGCGAAAAGAGTTGGAATAGGATAAAGGACAATATATTGAATAACTATGTTATTTCAGATATTCTTATTATGCTTCAGCCGTTGGGTGTAACGTATGCCATGATAGCTAAATTGATCTCCAATGAACCTAATCCTCAATTATTGAAGGAAAAGTTACTGGATAATCCTTACATTATGACAGAAATTCGTGGCTTGGGCTTTAAAAGAGTGGACGATTTAGCATTGAAGTTAAATCCAGATATCAGGATATCAACCAAAAGAGTTGTGGCATTTGTTAAGTATTATCTTGAGAGTGTTGGAAATAATGACGGTCATTCATATGTGCTAGAGTCAGAATTGGATAATGCGGTAAGAGATAATATAAACGATTGTTATGAAATGTACGAGAACTTTAAATCCACACAAAAGCAACATGAGATATTTCTACATTTTGAAGAAAATAAGGTAGGGCTATTACGCCAATATAAAACTGAAATATCTATTTTGAATATTCTAAAAAATCTCAATGAACAAGAAACAGACTATAAGATTAACATCGAAAATGGTATCTCGGAAGCAGAAAGAGAACAAGGTTTTTGCTATACAGATGAACAAAAACAAGAGATATATAAGGCTTGCAACAGCCCTGTAGTGCTTATAACAGGTAGAGCAGGAACAGGTAAAAGCTCAATTTTAAGAGGACTTACAAAGATATATAAAAGCTATTCTATATCAGCTTGTGCTTTATCTGCTAAAGCTGCGATCAGGATAACTGAGGCAACAGGTTTGTTCGCAAGTACAATTCATAGGTTGCTTGGTTTTAACAAGACAGGTTTTGTTTATAACTCTAACAACAGATTGTCTAGTGATATTATCGTACTTGATGAAGCTTCAATGGTTAATTCATCATTATTTTATAGCTTGGTTTCTGCTATAAAAGAGGGTGCAAAAGTAATTATTGTAGGTGATGACGGTCAGTTACCACCAATAGGCTGTGGCAATATCTTTCATGATTTGCTTAATTGTAATGCGTTTACTTGTTGTAAACTGACTAAGATTTTAAGACAGGCTCAAAAGTCAGGTATTATTTCGGACTCAGTTAAAATTAGAAATGGAGAAAACCCATTGCCTGAACCGAAACTGAAAGTTGTTACTGGCGAACTACAAGACATGACCTATATGTTTAGAGAGAGTCGTGAGGGTATGCGTGAATTGGCTATTAAATTGTATACAATGGCAGCTAAAAAGGACGGCTACGATGAAACGATTATTTTGACACCTTGCAAAAAGGATAGGATAAATAGCTCTTTTGAGATTAACTCCATTCTGCAAGATATGATAATTCCACCCGATACTGTACCTGAAATTAAGTATGGTAACAAGATATTTCGTGTTGGAGCAAAGGTTATTCAAAGAACGAATGACTATGACAGAAATGTTTTCAATGGTGAAATGGGTTATATCACAAAAATTGAGCAGACAATTAAAGACGGCAAGAAGCAGAATGTTGTTACAATTAAATTTGCCGACAAGGAAATTGATTTCCTGCAAAATGATTTAAGTAGTATTGAGTTGGCTTATTGCCTGACTTGCCACTTAACACAAGGTAGTGGCTTTAAGAATGTTATTGTGCTGATCGACAACACTCATTACAAGTTGCTCGACCGCTGTATGCTTTATACTGCGATTACCAGAGCTAAAATTAAATGTGCGTTGATTGCCGAGCCTAGTGCTTTTCAGAGATGCTTGAAAATGCAGGCTTCACAAAGAAATACTTGGTTAAGCTTATTGGAATTAACAAGTTTATCTAGCGAACTTTGTATACTTTGCCACATTGACAACTATTAATTAGTGTATTATAATATGAGTATACCATTAAACGAGTACACTTGAGTATATACCTATTATTAATTAAGTGCGTTTTATATGTACTCACTATCATTCGAGTACGCTTGTTAGAGATAGAGAGGGTGATGATATTGGCACAAAAGATAAAAGCTTTGTTTTTTAAGATAAAGAATTTTATAAAGTATAAGAGATAGGAGAAATTATTATGAAAGAAATGATCTATCAAAATCATATACAGAACAGCTTATAAAAAGTTGATTTTATTTATAAAAGGAGGCAACAATACAGATTGAATAATGATAAATATTCAGATGATAATAAAGTTCATGATACTCAACGTTTAAAGGAGTTGCAAGCATTACCTTTAGAAAGAAAAGTTCTAATAACTCAAAGTCGTATTCTTGAATGGTATAATTATTGGAATGGACAAGTGTATATCTCATTTTCGGGTGGGAAGGACAGTACAGTTCTTTTACATATTGTAAGAAATTTGTTTCCTGATGTTGAAGCTGTGTTTGTTGATACAGGTCTTGAATATCCTGAACTTAGGGCTTTTGTTAAAACGTTTGATAACGTTACTTGGCTAAAGCCGAATATGAATTTTCGGCAAATAATAGATACATATGGTTATCCTCTGATTAGTAAAGAGGTAGCAAACATTATTCGTTACGCAAGAAAAGGCTCGTATACACGTTGGTGTAAGATTTATAATTTTGATGCGATTAAAGATAAATATACACCGAGATATAATTTATCTAGATATAAAAGGCTGGCAGATAGTGATATTCCTATTTCTGAACAATGTTGCGACATAATGAAGAAGAAGCCTTGTAAGGACTATGAAAAACAAAGTGGAAAAAAGGCTATTTTAGGAACAATGGCTTACGAAAGTGGTATGCGAAAAAAAGAATGGGTTAGAACTGGTTGCAATGCTTTTGAAGCACTTAGACCAATATCTAAACCAATATCATTTTGGACTGAAAATGATGTTCTTGAATACATAATTAAGAATAATTTACAAATAGCTTCTGTATATGGCAAAGTTGTAAAAACTGATGAGGGGGGGTACACAACAACAGGAGAGAAAAGAACAGGTTGTATGTTTTGTGGATTTGGCTGTCATTTGGAGAAAAGTCCCAATCGATTTGAGCGTATGAAAATCACTCACCCTCAAATATGGGATTATTGTATTAGACCAAAAGATCAAGGTGGCTTGGGTATGGGAGATGTCCTTGATTTTATACACGTTCCGTATGGAAAAGAAAAACGTTAATAATAAAGTAACAGAAAGAGGCGTACATTAAATGGTTAATCAAGAATTTAAAAAAGGTGACAGAGTAAAAATCACAGATTTTACAGGAACGATTATTGGCACTAAGCTTGAAGATAATTCTATTAAATATCATGTAAAAATTGACCAGGGTCGAATTTATACTTGGGTATTTCAAAATGCACTTGAACACATGGACTCAGATGCTGATAATTTTAAGCAGACAATCACTATTAAGACCGAAAGAAAGACTGGCGAAACTATCATAAGAATATCCAATCCAAAATTTACAACCGATGAGCCTACAGTAAGAGGTACAATCGTTGGTGATGTGATAAATAAACCAAGCGAACCAAAAATAACAGATGAACAGAGAACTGTTTTGGAAGGACTTTATTTGTTGGGTTATAGATATTTAGCTTGTGACGATATTCGTAATGCTTTAGTAGCTTACGAAACACGCCCCTGCAAAGCAGAAGCAATATGGTATGGTGGAATACATTCAATTAGTGTCAACAACATAACAAAGGTATTAAACAATCTTTGTTCTTGGGAAGACAAAAAGCCGACCTCGATTGAGTGGTTGCTAGGTAAAAAAGATAAGAATGAGTAATATAAAAGTTTTCTTTTATTGAGGTAAACAAATGAAAAAGAACAACACTTTAACAAAGACTAAAATAGAATATTTTAAGTTGCTAGATTCCTATAATTCAAAGGAAAATTTATATGCACCCGCAATAGATGCACAACTAGCAATAAATGTGCTATGTCAATATTTATTAGGCGAAGATTACTACATTGTTGACCCTTTACCGCCTTCACAAGCTGATACAATTATTGTGCAAGATATTTTACATAAATATTGCAACAGAGAAGTTACCAAAGACTATAACAAATATAAAACTGCTAAGAAAATATTAAACCAAGAATAATGACAAAAGTTTATACTTGATAAGGAGTAAAACGGAAATGGATAAAGAGATAAGAAAACTTAAATGTAGATGTTGTAGATGGTATTATGATAAATTTAATGGCTTTCATGCCTGTGAAGCTATAGATTGCGAAGATAGCTTTGAAATATCATTACTGAAAATAAAAAATGTTGCAAAGGAAGAAGATATGTCTATTACGGACTTACTTAATCTTATTAATTTTGCTTAAATTGTAGGAAATGATTTTGTGAGCTGGAAATTAAATAATACAAAAGATACTGAATATGAAAAACATGAATAAGTAATACATAAAAATTTAGTTTTATTTATAGAAAGAGGTAGAATATGATAACGAAAGAGGAGTTTGAAAAGGCGGTGGAGTATTGCGCTACTGACCCCACAGATTGCGAAGGCTGTCCGCTTTGTGCCAGCGATAAACACCGTATGTGCAGTACATATCTTGCAGAGTACATAAAAAACGAGCCTGCACCTGTAATAAAAAATATACCCTCGGTAGAAAGCAACACTAACACTATTTATGAAAACGCTAAAATAACTGATGTATCACTGGAAATAGGCGACCATTGTTGCCTTACCTTTTCTATAGCACTTAAAGGCTTAGGCTGGGGAGCTAGTTTTGGCGGTTATAACTTAGCTTTTTTCAATAGAACATCGTTTGAAGGTTCTGAAAAGGGACTTGAAGCACTTACAAGAATTATGGACGTTGTGGGCGTTGCAAAATGGGAAGATATAAAAGGTCATTATGTTAGAGTAAAACAGGAAGATAGATTAGTTGTCGGAATAGGAAATATCATTAAAGATAAATGGTTTGAACCGAGAGAATTTTTCAAAGGAGATTGAAAATGAGTAAAAAAATTACACACGATTTGCCAACACGCTGTATAGATCCTGTCATGAAATGTTGTCAGGAATGTACTTGGGGATATTGCGAATATGGCGATGACGTGGAATGCTCTGCCGACCTAGCAGGCTGTTGCTTTGAAAGCGGCTGTACTCTCGGTTTTGATCAAGGCAGACCGGAAGACGAACCGACCGAAGAGGAAATGAAAAAGTTTGAAGAATGGTCGGACAAAATGTACGATAAGAGAAAATAATAATTGCAGGAATAGGAGGTTAAAAAATTAAATGAAACTACAAATAAGACAGAATGTTTTTGAAACAAATTCAAGCAGTATGCACAGTTTGGTTGTTAAAAATACAGAAGATGAATACGAAACACATGGGGAAATCGCTTCTCAGATACTTATTAATGAAGGTACTTGGAGCATATGGGATGAAGATGCTTTAACATTTGGACGAACACCATTTAAGTGTTTGGCTACTTTCAGATTGAAAACTTGTTATGCCATAGCCTGTTTGTGTGGTTATTGTATGCAGTATGACAGCAAAGTTCATCTTAAAAACGCCGAAGAAAAATTCAATAATATCTTGAAAATCGTTCATGATGTTTATCCGGAGTGTACGAATATTGAACTCCCCATAGTCATAATGTGTGATAAGCGTAAGCCATACGATGTAACATTTTATGGATATGTAGATGAAGATATTCTAACACCATTCTTAAAAGAAGAAGGGATTTCGCTCAAAGAATTTTTGACGAATAAAAAATATTTTGTCATTGTGGACGGAGATGAATATTGTATTTGGAATAACATCAAGAAAACTGGTATCATAAATAAAAATATGATCGCTAGAGAATATAAACACGACTATGATGGAGAAGGAGTGGCTAAATATGAAAATTAAGATTAGAAGAAACGTTTTTGAAACCAACAGCAGCTCGGTTCATTCGTTTACATTTTGTACAGATTCAGAATTTGAACAGTGGAAGCGTGGAAAACTTATATTTGATGGTTGGGAGAATAAGTTAATTCCTATTTCTGACATGAAACATGATTGTGACGAAGCTAGATATTATACTTATAATCATTTTTTGAAGGCTATGCTTTCGAGTATGAAACATTCTGGGATAACTGTACAACACCATCTGGAGATAAAGTTGTTGCTTTTGGCTATTATGGACATGATTAAATAAAAGGAGAATAAAATGAAATTACTGGGTGCTTATAAAAATGGTAACTATGCCACTATGATTTTTGACGATGGTACAAAGGTTCGCAAGACAGACGATAATGTTTTTATTCCAGATCACGCAGAAAACATGGATATAAAAATTACAAATTATTGTGATATGGGTTGTCCGTTCTGTCATGAAGGAAGTACACTTAATGGCTGTCATGCAGATATTCTTAATCAGAAATTTATTGATACGCTTCATGAATATCAAGAAGTTGCAATTGGTGGTGGGGATGCTACAAGTCACCCAGATTTAATTCCATTCCTTCGCAAGCTTAAAGATAAAAGGGTTATTACCAATATGACAGTTAATCAGAAGCACTTTGAACAGAAGCAGGAGTTGATTAAATATTTAGTTGACGAAAAGCTGATTTATGGTTTAGGGGTTAGCCTTGTAAATCCGACAACAGAATTTATTGAAATGGTCAAACGTTATCCCAATGCTGTAATTCATGTTATCAACGGAATACTTACAGAAGATGATGTTGCTATGTTGCAGAATAATAATCTAAAAATGCTTATACTTGGTTATAAAGAACTTCGTAGAGGTAATGAGTATCTAACTCAGAAATATGCAACTGTTAAATATAATCAGCTATGGTTTTATAATAATCTTGATTCATTGTTTACAAAGTTCAATACAGTAAGTTTTGATAATCTTGCTATCGAGCAGCTTGAAGTAAAAAGACTTATGTCTGAGTCTGAATGGGAACAATTCTATATGGGTGACGATGGCACATCAACTTTTTACATTGATATGGTTAATCATAAATTTGCTAGAAGTTCAACTGCTCCAATGAATAAGAGGTATGATCTTCTTACTTCTGTTGACAATATGTTCAAAATAATTTTAACTGAGAAAGCAGGTGGAAAAAGTGAGTCATAGTCTACTGCAAGATATTCCTCAGAAAGAAAGAGATCGAATTGTCGATGCCTTTAGTGCTATTCCAAGTGTCTATCATGTGTCAAACGAGGATATGAAAAATGCATTAGAAAAGGCAGACAAGGCAGATGAGAAACTGCAAGAGTTTAAGAAGGCGTTTGAAAGTTACTGGAAGGAGAATAGCAAATGTCAAGATATATTGACGCAGAAAAATTAACAGACAGCATATTTGATTGGGATATGACCATAGAAGACCTTTATTATAGCCTGTGCAAACTGGTTGATGATGTACCTACCGCAGACGTGCAGGAGGTCAAGCATGGAACATGGGAGAATACAAACACACCTAATCAGCTTAGATGCAGTAATTGTGAAATCATTCACTTTATAGCTCAGTATCCACATGGTGAGATAAATTACTGCCCTAACTGCGGAACTAGAATGGACGGTGACAGCTTGTGAAAATAACAAGGTTGTCGGAAAATCAGAAGTTTGTTTTCAGATGGTGGACGGCACGGGAGCTTAGTGATTACGACGGGATAATCTGTGACGGTGCGGTCAGATCGGGCAAGACCT